GTGGATATTAGAGGAAAACTTCTTAGGGTGCAGGTTAAATCAAGTTCTCTAATAGCAGATAGTTCCAGAAAAATGAGATCGTCTTATCAGTTTGCAGTATCTCATTCTGGTAAAAAGAAACCATTAAATTTATCTCATTGTGATGTTATGGCTTTTGTTTCTATACCAAAAGAAAAAGTTTATTTTATGCACATAGATTTAATTGGTGGAGCATCCTCAAAAAGAATTAATAAAAAATATTTTGAAGAAGAAGATTTAGAACAAAGAACATTTATAAAATGTTTAAAACATATAGGAGTGATTAAGTAATGTGGAAAGCTATGGCTTTAGTTTGTATGATTGAAAATGGAGAAACGAAATGTCCAACAGTTCATTTTGAAAAAGAGTTTGAGAACCAGAAAGAATGTGAAGTTTGGTTAATTAGAAAAAGATTCTATGGAATGCCATTAAATAAAAAGATAGTTCTTGATGATTGTTATAAAAAGAAGTAATTATGTGGAGTAAGGAGAAAAAAATGAAACAATCACAGATTTTATTGGTAAATGATTATTTAAACCATTTAAGAGGTAAATTAGTACGATTTATTATGGAAGAAGATGATATGCTTGCTATTCATAATTTAATGGAAGTAGTTGCTGATCTTAAATTAGTTTATAATAAAGAAACAAAAATGTATGAGGCTCCAGAAAATGAAGAATGAAGAAGATAATAAAATTTGGAGAACTGTTAGTCTACCAGAAGATATTCACGAAAAGTTAAGACACATATCCGAAATTGAGGATAGACCGATTAACAGACAACTTGCCCGAATTATCAATCAAGTTTATGAGGATAATTATTCTAATTTAAAATCTTAGAGCTAATACCCTCGATTTCATCATAGTAAGCATCAACCACGATTGAACTTATTATAGTTGCCATATCAACTTGACTCTTGGCTGCTTGAACACATAACCATTCAACAACTTCTGAAGATAGTTGTGCATTGACTCGGCCTTGGGGAACTCCTCTTGTTCTCCAAAGTGCAACAAGTTTTTCCCTTTCCTCACATTTATCACAACGACCCGAACTTTTATTTATTTGAGTTTTACAATCAATACAAACACTCATTTTTTTCTCCTTTTTGGAAAAGGCACTACATTGTTCTTGTTATTTATTTTAACAATTCCCCGAATAAATTTTTCTGCAATATCGTGGCTTAAACCAGTTAATGCCTTAAATTGTTGTCGAGCTTTTTTATAGGTGAGAAGACCTTTTTTAAAATCTATAAGAACATGTATCCCTGCAATTACTTTTGGATCAATCTCATTTTCATTTGCTTTATCTCTAGCCATTCTCTTTCATCTTCTCCTAAAACTTTTGCTCCGATTTTAATTTTATCTTTTAAAGATTTAATTATCTTTTCGTCTATTGTTCCTTCACAAAGTAAATCAATATATAACACCGATTTATCTTGTCCTATTCTATGACATCTATCTTCACTTTGAGAACGAATATCTAAATCAAAATCATTTGCATAGTATACAACTGTTTTGGCTTGATTTAAAGT